ACACACATCAGTGAGACCCTGCTCCGGAGTGAACGTCATGTAAACCAAACCGCCCGTCTTCAAAGATGCCCTGAGTGCCTGAGAATAAATATCCTGCGGAGGCTCCTCATCCAGCCAGCACACATGAAGCGCAGTTCCCATCCATGCCTGCTTGCCCTGCTCATAAGACTTCAGCTGCAGCTTCGAGTTCCTTCCGGATATGTGCTTGACCACTACCTGGGAAATCGCATTCGGAACACCAGGAGAACGCTCCGTCTTTACAATCAGATGCTTCGGAATGGCTCCCTTGCCGAACTCCTCCGGATCACCAGGCTCCCCCAACAGCTCAAACTGAACAATGTCCCTCGTGTTATTCGTCGTGTTCCCTGCAGCCCACGCCTTGATCGGCTTCTCAAAACGCTTGCCCTCCCACCAGTCCGGATAGATCCCAGTCAGATGATAGGCAAGCTCCATTGCACCACAGTAAGTCTTCCCCGTCTTGTTCCCTGCCATCAACATCCGCTGACGAGCTGAATTGCCAGCCTCATCACGGCCTGCATGGAACTTCCTCTGATAATCATACGGAGAATACGCCTGGAGCTTGTTCGTCTCCAAGATCTCTACATGCTCAGAAAGAAGATCAACTACCTGATCGCCTACGTTGATGTCACCAAGTACTGCTTCCATCACTCACACACACTCAATCAGACTTCTTGGGACGGCCTGCCTTCTTCTTTACCTTCTCCTTCACCTTCTCCTTCACCTTGTCCAGCTGCTTGTTGTTCTTCCAGTTCCAACTAGGCATCACTTCCTCCTTGGTGGTTTCTTCGGTTTCTTCTTCCCATACATGCGCTCCTCCTTTCTCGGATCAGGGGGCATCATCAATTAACAAGCTTTCGTTTACCCAGTAAAACCTCCGCTGTCTCCTTGCCAACTATCGATACCAACTCGGCCTCCACCTCCTCCGGACTGCGAGGTGCCTTGATGTGCTGTATCTTCTCAACAGGCTTGAATCCAGCCATGTCCAAAATGTGGATGTTCGCCTTCAATCGTACCGCCTCCGATTCCGCAGTCTTTGCCAGCTTCAAAAGATTATCAAATGCCAAAGACGAAGACTTGCCCAAGTTCGCCTTGACCTGCTCCTCTACCTCGCTCTTCAAACGAGCAGCCTTTACACGCTCCGAAGGAGTTAGTAGCTGGCTCCGCTCCTGCGGAGTCAACAACGATGCCCTCTGGATGAACTCCACCGTGTCATCTCCAATCACCTTCCCCAGAGAGTTCCGATGCTCTATCGGATTCACTCGGATCTTCGGAACACGAACACGCTTCTTGGGAGAAGACTTGGGAGTGGCTTTCGTAGTGGTTTTGGTAGTGGTTTTGGCGGTGCTTGTGGATGGCATAGAGGTTCGGTCGTTTTTTGCTCCCGAGTGTGGGGGGTGATACACCTCCAACCGCGCGCGAGGCAAATTTGTACCCCAGGGGGTCGAAATCAGGCCCCAGCAGTTCGCGTAAACATTTCTTTTATGCACTGTTAGCCGATCATATATGCGTGGTCAACAGGAAAAATCGCACGCAAAGACCACAATGTCAGAGAGGCCAGTGATTTCAATGGATGCAGGGGGTTAAGGATCCCCACGCGAGGGCCAAGGCCGGTTCGATCGGCCTGAATCCCGGGCGAAAACCACCACTCACATGTACCGAGTAAACATTACCTTGACAACGCCCGGATACATTGCTAGCTTGATCACAGTCAATCAATTTCCAGGCCCTGCAATGCCTGGACTTACAGCACCCAAACCAAACGAGGACATATGACCCTAATTGCAAACTACCCAAGCAAGAAAGAACTCAAAGCATCGGTCGGCAAACCTTTGAGGCATATTGAAACAAGTATGTTTGGCCCTGAATATAGGGACGATGGAATGCTAACGGTTGCCAACCGCCCGCACATTACCGGCCAGGGGCGGGAGTTTTTCGCTCAAGTCTGGATGCGTGAAGGTTTAATCGACAAGGTTAAGTAGATCCAGACCAGGGGCCTTGATCGCTCGAGGCCCCGAGCCTGGGTTTACAGCACCCCCAACCAAACGAGGACACTATGAAAAGAATGAAATACCGGAGCAAGCATCACTTGATTAACAGGATTGCCAGCTTGCAAGCTAACAGGGGCTGGAGCTGGGAAATGATAAAATCTGACATCCCTAGACAGTGGACATTGTCGTCTACTGAGCTGTCAGAAATGATTGAAACCCTTAAAACATCAAGTAATGGTGATTTGCCGGATATGTTGATACCTGATTGATCCAGACCAGGGGCCATTCTTTCGAGTGGCTCCGAGCCTGGACCATACCGGCCAGGGGCAGCTGCTGCAACAGCTGAGATTTAAACACCCGATCAAGCGAGGTCTTATGAGTAAAAAAGCATTAGCAATTAGGGAAAAAGCTGAATCCATCGAACAATTGCGGGAGATATTCCCAAAGGGTTCTAGGGTTCACACCATTTGCCGGCATGTCAGCCAGTCCGGCATGTCTAGAGATATTTCTATTATCAAATGTTGGGAGGGAACCAGTCTTGCTCCTTCCTACCTTGTTTCCAAGGCCGTGGAAATGCATTTCAAGGTTAGCAACGGACACGCTGCAGTAAGGGTGCGCGGTGCTGGCATGGATATGGGTTTCCACCTTGTCTACAACCTTTCCCAGGTTCTGCATGGTGATGGTTATGCTTTAAAACACAGCTGGCTATAGGGGGAGCATGATTGACGAATACACAACCCCCAAGGAAGCTCAGACCCTCGCGGGGGGTCTCTCCGATCCCGGCAAAATGCCAGGAAAGGGCTGGAGCATATCAGCTCACCGTTGTGTGTGCGGATCAAGGTTGCGTGAGGTTCCTAATTCTGTTTGCTCAACCTGTTACGCAATGAAAGGGCGTTACCCTTTCGAGAACGTACAAAACGCACAGGAAAGACGGCTGCTGCGCTTCGATCGCCACGGCTCCACCTGGGTGGACCTCATGACCCTGGCACTCAGTAATGAGCGCTGGTTTCGCTGGTTAGACTCTGGTGACTTGCAAACGGACACGATGTTAGAGCGCATCATTGAAGTTTGCGAGCGCACCCCCGACACCAGACACTGGTTGCCAACTCGCGAATATCAAATAGTTCAGCGAGTCCTTCGCCGCCGATCCGTACCCGCTAACCTGCAAATCAGGCTATCAGCACACATGATCGATGGACCGGCCCCTTCCAAGTTAGCCAAGCGTTATGGTATCGGAACCAGCCAAGTATTAACGGATAACTGGGATTGTCCCGCGAATGAGCAGGGCAACTCTTGCCAGGATTGCAGACAGTGCTGGGATCCTGGAGTTTTGAATGTATCTTATCCACTTCACTAATCAGGAGAATCATATGGCATTTTCTCAGGCTATGGAGCCTTTTATCCAAAAATGCAGATGCTGCAACAAACCAGTTTTGAATTCAGACGGGTACCCCATTCACACCAAGTGCATAGTTAGACACTGGAGCAAGCACGCTCATGGTGTGAATGCCTCACGTTGTCACGAATTCAAGAGAACCAATTCTGCGTGGAAAATTCTTTCCACTGATTAACCCAACCACTAAGGGCCTGGAGACAGGCCCGGAAAGGAAACATGGCACATTTAACATACATTGAAGATGAGCGAGGGGACATTGTAGACCAGGAGGTATTTTGTTCAGATTATTGTGCAAAAGCTTCTGAATACTACCAGGGCTGGAACGGTTGCAATGAAATTTCAGTGACTGAACCTTGCTACGAGTGCGGCACTAGAGTTAACGGATTAGATGAATAGCACACACACACGAAAGGAGAACGATGGAACCGAGAGAAATTGACCTAACCCCAACCTGGGAAACTGCTGTTTTTATCTGCTGTGAGGTTTTGAAGGATCCAGAAGCCAGACAGGACGGGAAGGTTTCAGCCCAGGCGGAGCTTATGCGATTAGCGAGGGAGTTCGATAAGCTCCAAGGCAAGACAGTGACAAAGTGACATTTCAACACCCACACACGAAAGGGGACAGCATGAGTGATCCATTCATTGGACGAGTAAACGAGAGACTCAGGAGAATTGAGACCCGACTCTCGCAGATCGAAGATCAGTTAGCGGATGAACGATGGGAACTAGCAAGGAAAAAGGTATTTGAGCTGTACAAAGGGAAGGGAGACATAACCATTCAACCGAAAGGAACCCGATGAAAGAATGCGAAGAGTGCGGATGCAAATATACTCCTCCTGATCGAACTGGAGGCCATTACAAAATCCATGACTTTGCTTTCAGTGAATGTCCGAACTGCGAGAAATACTTTGAGGAGCAGGACGAGATGGATGCTTATGAATGGGTGACGGATGGGCCGGTCTGGGAGTAAGAACCAAGCCTGGATCGCACTGCAAACGTGACCCAGGCTCAGCCAACACCCGCACGAGGAAGTGGCGGGACTTACAACATAACACAGTGACAAAGGAGAACAAGATGATAACTGAAAAAGAGTTTGTACATAGAACGATAGCCGATTTCATGGAGCTGGTTTCATCCAAGCAGATCAAGATCATGTTTTATGACGAGGATAACAAATACCCAGATAACTATGCATACAAATACAACGGCAATAGCTCATGGAATCGTCTATCTGGAGGAACACGAGAGGATCCTTTAGAGCTAGTTTTTAATTTCTACGGAAGAGTCTTAACCGATCGTGAATTCCCGAACAAAGACTGAAGTGACAACTGAAACACCACACACGAGGACGCAATGAAAAAGAGCAATCAATGGTATGCAAAGCAAGGCTATGAATACTGGAAACTAGAAGCCATCCGTTGTTTGAAGGACGGATATAGTTGGGAAGATGTAGTTAAAGAAGCTGACAGGTTGTACGGAAAAACCAGACAAGAACGCATTAAAATTGCTAAGGAAGTCTGGAAAGATATTGAAGAAAGGACACAATGAAAAAGAAGATAACGATGACTGAGAAAGAGATCCTGCTTTTCTTGCATGATTTTCTTGGCGAAGAGCTAGAAGCTAGAGACCGTGACATTTCCACAGACTACAAGCTTTCCCGCTGCTACGACTATTGCAACGAAACCCTGAAGAAAAAGTACAAGGTTTATGGATCAGGTCAAACATTCAAGAACTGAAGTGACAGATTCCCCACACCCACACACACAAGGAGATGCTATGGAAACATATCCAATGGCTTTACCGAATCCCCCTAGAATCCGAAGAGAAGCAGTAGAATCGACTGCTAAAGTGATAGGGCTTACCCTCGGGAAGAATGGTAAGTCTGACTTTTCATCTTGGAAACAGACCCACGATGGATATCGGTTTCATCGATGGGAATTAGTCGCAAAGGGGTTCAAAAGGCAAATTTTTTTGACACTGGAAGATGTTGATTTATTTTTGTCCAACCATATTTGAAAGTGACTAATCCCCCACACACACAAGAGCCTGCCCAGCCTGTAAAGCGCAAGGCTGGGAGACCTCCTGGTCAGCATCCTGACACGCTACGGATCCAGAGGCCTCCCCGGATGACCCCGGAGGAGCTCGCTGAGATCCGTAAACATCTTGGGCTGAGTTACCGCAAGATGGCGAGGATGCTCGGGCTGCTTGACTACATGATCGTCAGCCGATGGGAGCACGGGTTCGTCCCGATCCCGCGATACATGAGCCTCTGCATCAGGCTCCTCGCTTTGGTCAAGGGAACTTTGGCGGGGGAGCGGTTTGGCCTGAAGTAGGTTATGCCAGCGTCCTACGCATAGATGCGGAGTGACATTTTCTTCGTGACATTTCCTGATTATCCGATCGATCTTTCCCTGGAGTTTTGAATCTGCTCTTGAGTATCTTCCCCACCAGTACTCGGAGATCCTTGAGACTTTCCTCCGGTACTGGACGAGGGTTTGCTTCTCTTCCGCCCGTGACCTCTTTGCCATATCCTTGAGAGCTTCAAGCACGTTTGCCGGTTGTGGAAAGTGACTCGTTCTGACCATCGCTTTCGTGCATGCCCTCTTGATATCCTCTTCTGAATATTTCTCCGAGTACATCGAAAGGGTTTCTGCCCACGTATCGATCAGCTCCTGGGTGATCTCCTTCGGTTTCGTTCTGATCGAGTTGAATTTTTTCAGGACAGCTCTTGCTAGCTCTTGCATGCTCTGCTCTCTCTAGTGTGTGTGTGTTAGAGTGTGCTAGTTTGCTAATTATGTAAGAGTTAGCACTCTTGCTCTCTATGCTCTCTATACTAGCTCTAGCACCTTCTTCAATAATCCCCCCAAAATTTAGGGGGGGTTTCAGTTTGTATTGATTGGGTCTCCCTTTTTTGGATTGGACAGTGACCCAGTCAAGTTCCTGTAGACTCCGTAAAGCTGTTCTAACGGTCTCTATGGAACGAAAACCACATCTGAGGCATAGACCCCTGTGTGAGGGTTTCGCGATCGCTGTGGATGGATTTGAGAACGAATAGAGGGTAATCAGGAGGAGACGCTCGGTTGAACCAAGGCGTTTGTCGTAAAAGATCTCACTCGGGATCGGAATGTCCTTTTTCATTGAAATGCTCTCCTGTTAGAATTTCTTTTGCCCTCAGCAGCGGGATCATGGCGCACCTTGGAACAACCGCATTTCCTAATCCTTTAAGTCTGTCCACCCGATTGGGTATCCCATGAGCCACTCGACCCACGTCGGGTTCAGTGAGCCACCTTTCAAAGTCATGGTTTCCGGAGTCCTCAATGGGTTTCCTGACCCGCCCCATTCTCCAATCGTTCCAACTTGGTGTTTTCCTGGAGCAGTTGGTGTCGGCCATAGCTTTACTGAGTCTGTTAAGTTTAATCCCCAACGGGTTTTCCCGTCTGGAGACATTCTTCCTTCCGGTGTCAGACGTTCTATCGGATTTCCTATTTCCGTTGCCCTCGGTGTCGGCCACATAGCAGACGCACCACCACCTCCGCCTGAGATGAGGCGCTCCCACATCGGCTGCGGATACAACCTTCCACTCACAATGATACCCTCGTCCGGCCAGCTCCCCGTAAACTCTTCTAGCCCAAGCTCCCCCGTCTCCAGAAAGCAGACCTGGGACGTTTTCCAAAACGAGAATTGGTCTAGCTCCGCAATAGGCGTAGACCTCATCCACAATTCGGACAATCTCAAAGAATAGTCCGCTTCGATCCGCTTCAATGCCTCTTCGCGCTCCAGCGTCAGATAAGTCCTGGCACGGGAACCCGGCGGTGATGAGGTCGATCCTTCCTTCTCTGGGAATAAGGTCAACTGGGTGAAGTTTCCGGACATCCTTAAAAATTGGTATTCCCGGGAAGTTCTTTGCTAAAATCTTCCATGTAAATTCCTCGTTATCACAGAAGGCAATCGTATCAAAACCGCCCACCCACCTGGCGGCCAGTGCAAACCCACCGATTCCGCTGAAGAGATCGAGATGGGTCAGGCATGGGTAAGATATCTTCTCCAGGGAGCTTAAATCTCCCTCACCTTCACGAGACAATATCCCTTCTCCTCCGAGTAAACCTTCTCCACTATGATCCTGTAGAGCTGGACATCGTCCTCCCAGATGATCCTGTTCAGTGAATCCAGGAGAACCTTGGAAATGTTGTCGGAGTCACGTTTTCGCAGATCAGGCGGGTACGCAATGATCATGCATTCGAGCTTCATCGGTTCAGGGTAGAGCGGCAGCTCATCGTGACTGAGCTGAAGCATGAGATGCTTCCTCATGTGACGCTTGTAGTCTTTTCCCTCCTTGGACACGACCATGCGGTTTCTCCATGCCCTCCAGTAACGGTTGATCGATGGAGGCCAGGGAACCTCGATCGTCAGTGGTGCTTCCTGAATGTGACCTCGTCATGCTGAAGAAAAACCCAGATCAGGAAACCCAATCCGGCAGCAATGGAAACTATGTAGATTAAAACAAAGATGAATTCTAAGCTCATCTCCCTCCTTGGATCTGAGTAGCAGGGGCCCCAGGATTACGAAGGGCCCCCTAGAGAAGCTATCTCCAGAAAACCGGCCAGGAGAAATGCTTAACCTGGCCGGAAAAGGAGATAAAACATGGCCGGTGTTACAACGCCACCTCCGGCTGGGCGATCTCAGGTTCCTCCGTCTTCCAGGGAAGCTTCCTGCGCTCCCTGAAAACCATCTTCTTCAATGCAGCAGTCCTTGTAAGTGCATCGCTATGCTCCTTCTTCTGGTTGGAATCCAGAAACCGGGGATCCGTATGCACTAGTCGAGACAACCCTCTCCGCATCGCTTTCTTCAGCTCCTTATGCATTGCTTTCTCTGAAACTTCAGCCTGTTCCACGGCTGGGACGTACTTGTAGCCCATCCCAGGCTGCGATACCAGAAGCACCTTGTACTCCGAGAGGAGCAGCTCCTGGAAACGCTGGTTCTGAGTCATGTACGCGAGCTGAATCTGGTCAGCCTTACTCTTGAGTGTGTGTGGTTCAATCTTTTCCAGACCAAACTTTTCAAACAGCCACTCATGAGTGACAACGTCACCAGGCTCGAACTTCTCTGCAATAAAATCCTGCACGGCTTGCTTCCATGCAGGGAAAAGCATTGTTTCTTTTTCTTTATTCATGGTCCTCTCCGTTTGGTTTCCATTCCTTTCCCTTCCAGTCCTATCCAATCCCTTCCGTTCCGATCCTATCCCGTCCCCTCCTCTCCCGTCCATTCCGCTCCGCTCCCTTGCTTACCAGTCCTTTGCGGTCCTTTCCCTTCCAGTCCTTTCCTATCCTCTCCCCTCCGTTCCGTTCCGTTCCGCTCCTCTCCAGTTCCTTCCACTGCGCTCCGCTCCAATCCGTTCCGCTCCACTCCATTAAACAATCTCGAAACGTCCGTATCCATTCATTCGGTTCTCGCAGAGTCCCTCGATTTCACCGCCTAGACGGATGATGTCAAGAACCTCCTGCATATCCATGATCGCCTCATTGACGAGGAGAGTGAACGTGAGTGCCCACTCCCTGAAAATCGGTCTGCAGCGCATTACCCTGGAACCCTGAACAACGACAGATCGGATATCGTGATATCCGCCTGACTCCCACATCCGATCCTTGCTCTTTGGCCCGTTGTACTCAATCGGAACTTCAGGCTCCAGGATCTGCACTCCACGCTGAATGTGACGGCCGCGCCTGCTCAACTTCGCGGAGGATCGAATCGTAGCTTTTATTGCATTTCCCGGCATGATCGGAACATCCTTGAAATAGAGCCCTCCTTCCCATTCAATACGGAAAATCTGAGCCCAGTCATCATCCGTTTTCTTTCGTTTTGAGGTAAATTCAGCAATCTCCTTCTTTAACGGACTCAAAGGATTGGAAAGCAATTCCGCATGAACCATGAGCGGACTCGTCCCTTTAAGTTTGATTTCCTCTCTCTGCATATTCTCTCCTTAGAATGGGATATCGTCACCAGTTGATGGTGCGCTATAGGGTTTGTAGTCCTTCACTTGAGGCTCACCCTTCCGATGGTGAATCACCATGTTCAGACGCTTGCCCTGGAGCTTTCTCATTGCCTCGAACAGGGCTTCGTCATCCTGGATCTTCTCCTTCCAGTCAAATGCCTTGAGGAGCTTATTTAAATGCTCCCGTGCTATGTTCACTGCAGTCTCGTTGGGATTATCCAGGTTCAGACGCTCCCAGTGCTTCCGGTTCATCATCAAATGCTCGATGATGAGAAACTGAAGCTCCAGGTAGTGACCGTTACCGGCTTTCGTTTTCTTGTAGTCCCAGAGGTCTAAGACAATGGGGTACTCGCCTTCGGGCAAGTCTCCATACTCGCTCGAAAAAGTTTCATCGGGATCAAAGAATGCATCTCTAGGCATGGGCCCTCTCTCGTTTCTTGAATTGATTTAAATGTTTGGAAAACTCCTCGTAGTCCATCTTCAATGGATCCGGGAGTCCCAGGCGGTTCTTTGCCAGGTGAGTGGGCTGATCTACCGATCTCAAAACCCTGTCTCCTCCATGAGCTAGGTTTCGCGTAGCACCGAACTTGCCTGCTTCCTGGGTTGTATAGACATCCCAGGTCGCGAATAAACAGGCATCTGACCACTGAAATAACTTTGCGGCTGACTTGTAATGAAGCTGGATGCCCCAGCGGTTGTAGGACTTCTCTCCAGGGTTCTCCACCTGGAGTATTGCCGCATGGGCAATGAGGATTACATCCATCTTCTTAGCATCCCTGATCTTGTCGAGCTTCGAGATGATCTGCTCGATGAAGTTCAAGGCTGCAACGTAGCCTTTCCCCCACTCAAGCTCTGCAATATTGTCAACCGACTTCGTCTTGCAGACATGACGGTGAATGATTCTCTCCAGCCAGTCGATCGAATCGATCACTAGCGTTTTATAATCATGCTTCTCCTCGTAGATAAGCTTCAGGGTATCGATGAACCCCATGTAGTCGCTCTCATTAAGCGGAATCGACTCTGCATCGATTCCTCCCAGACCTCCCTCGATGTCGAGAAAGATCGGCTTTTCAGCCTTGGAAGCCCAGGTGCTTTTTCCTATCCCTCCGAGACCGTAAAGCACGATCCTCGCGGTATCGGCTTCAGGTCCACTGTGAACAATTTCCTTTAATGTCATAAATCCTCTCTCAATTTATGGTTTGATCCATTCGCGGTTCCCATTAGGGTATTTGATCAATATGTGACCCTTTTTCCGACCCTCCTGAGAACCCTTCTTCCCTTTATTCCAAGGCACATCACCCTTTTTAAAATAATTCTGCTCCTTTCCTTTC